TCACATCCCGAGACGAGAAGCCAATACCGCATCAGACTCATCGGCAGTGTGCAGTAATATCACATCTTTGAAAGCGCCATAGCATGCGCCTACACTGCCCGCTCCCTGCGTCCCACCAACCAATAATGGGGCAGTGAAACTGCTCAGATCTGCAAGCTTACCGGTAGCTGCCACAGAGGAAGTTACCGACAGCTTTCCTTTCTCATAGCCTTCAATGACACCAGACGCGACTTTGAAAAGTCCTGCTGATGGCACATAGTCAGCATAGATTGATGTTGCAGCACCTACCGCTCCGCCAGTGCCGGCTGGCCAGGCACTGTCACGCGTACCATATCGCCACGATTCGGTTATGGCGTTATTGTTAGTGATCATTGTCCGCAGATATGCCAGCGGCAGGTTATTGATATTGTACCCAAGCTGAATACCGTTATTGTCCGCACGGTACAGATCGCTCATGCGGCCAGCGATAAGGTACGCGCCCCCCTTTTGAATAACCTGGTTTGCGCGGCTCTTTAAGAACCAGCCACCGCCGGACGTAATTTGAATGATAACCGCGCGCGCGGTAGCATCATACGTCATCGGCAACGGTGGAGTGCCCTGGGAACCTGCAATCAAATCACCGTCAACACCAAGCAGGTTGTAAATGGTCTGGACGTTTCCTGAACCATCCGCCTTTAGTCCGAATGCCGGCGCAGCACATACCGTCGCTCGGTCATACATTCCATTGTTCAGTAAAAATGAAAACCGCGCCAAGCAACCAGACTCGTCCGGGATAGTGCCTCCGTCTGCCACTACCCGCGCTTTGTAGGCATTAAAGAGCGACTGTGGGTCAAGGATTGATGCCGACAAGTCGAGAGCGGCACGAAAACCCGCATAGGCTTTGCCAGTATTGATAGCTGCTGTCATTTAAAATGCTCCATTCAGTGGTAGGCGATCGAGGCATGCCCAGTTATATAGCGGAAAGGGTTGGTTATTCTTAGTGAGCCAGCGTGATGTTTGAGTTGAGCTATCACGCAGGCAAACCAGTGGATAGATAAAGTCTTGGGTTGCTGGAACAGTGTTGGTGAATCCAATCAATAGGTGATCTGTAACTGCTGGAGACTGATTGAGATTAAGCCGGATAGTGTTTGGTGCGATAACTACTACCGACTGAACCTCAGCAGAGGCATCTTGCAACGAGAAGCCTTGCCCAGGGCAATCAGCAATTGTTGTTGTATCAATTACCAGCGGCGGGTATGGGACATCGAACACGATGTCGATAGTGCTACCATTCACTGATAATGAGCGAGCTTTGAGCCCCGTCCAGGTTCCTTTTTTCACTGGGTCATACAGATGCCAGTAGATAGCCTGTGCGGCATATTCGCCTTGCAGCACTTTACCGGCGGCATTCAGATGGCTCAGCGTTGCATCGTTATAGAGCCAGTTAAGCGGGTATTTGGGGCCGTACATGATGGCCTTTGCCGCGTTCTGACGCACATAAGTTAACTGGTCGGTGGCGGTGACAGAGTACCGCTGTACAATCACAGGCTCGCCGATTGGGTTGCCTTGATCGTCTACCTGCTGATTTTTTGTATTGATGCGACTGCCGACCTGCCCAACTACCTCTGCGAAATTCTCGGTCTGGCCGGTAATCGCTTTGAAGTCAACTTGCATGCCCGAGAAATAAGGCGTCATTTTCGCGAGATAATCACCAGGATTCTGCGAGCTGCCGTTGTCGTTATCCGTTTCTCCATGCTCAAACGTCATGAATTTGAACGTGTAGCGTTTCCCTACTCCATCGGATGCATTTTTCCCAAGCTGCACGAATTCCAGCGAGTTTTGATAAGGGATGGTCCCTTTGCTTATCTCAGCAAAAGAGCGGCCGCCTGCCGCAAATGGGGCATGAATAAAGACCTGATTGCCAGGATTTTGATGGAGAATCGCATAATACATCGGCAACACATTACCCTGGCGCCATCCTGCAGCCGGATACTGCGCATCGTTAAGCGTGGACAGGTCTGACTCGCTTACAGGATCCATACCGCCGCCTTCCGGCCTTCCATTTGCGCCGACGAGTACTCGACCACGAAACGCAGGATCGCGATTGACAATATTAATGCCAGCACCATCCTTCGGCGTGTTCAGTGATTGGCCACCCGAACCACCGCCATGCACCTCGTTCGCATCGATCGGCATTTCTCGAATGGATGGTTCGTACTTAACCCCATTGCCGGCTGTTGCTTCGCCACCAGGCACATAACTGAAAATAAATCCGGTAGATGTCAGTTTTTGAACGGTGAGCACTGGCCTCTCTGACCACACAACATTTCCTCGCCATGCCGCCGCCGGCACGCCGTTCTCGGTTTTTATCGTTGCAAGGGACTCACCCAAATTATCCTGAAGCGGGCCTTCAATACCTGGAATATAGAAACCGCCATCATCATCAATAGCGAGCAGTGCCGACTTTAAATCATCTGCTAAAACCACATATTGAAATCCCACAATGCGACGGGAAAATGTTGATGAACAAAGGGAAGAAACACGATCCTGAAGTGCATCGTCCATCCCGACAATGTTCATAGCGCCATCATCGTCAATGGTGATAAGCCCGAGCTTTCCTGATTTATCCACCAGCGCCCATTGAAGCCCTTTATATCTGTTCGCTAATGATGTCGGGATCAACTGTTCAACATATTCCTGTATCCCACGAACAAGGCCAGCGAGCCACAACTCGCCATTATCATCTACACCAAGAAGCGTTTCCGATGGGCCGTTTTTCGACTCCAAAGAAAATTGCCACCCTGTTGACGTGTAGTTTTTGAGCATGGACGTGATGTTTTTAAGTTGCGAAATATCGGCCAGATTTGCCAACGCCTGTTGGTAAACCATTTGCACGAATTGCTCACTTGATATTTTCACACCAGTTGGTGTAATTACACCACCAACGTTTTGATATTTTTCAGCTACAGCGCCCTCATCATCAGACCAGATAAAGAAGAACGCGCCATCCGGTATTTCTCCAGATGCAATAGCAGCGGCAGCCTGCTCTTGAGTGTATGTTTTTCCTAATGGAGAGATATTTTTCCTAATGCCTTCTAAGGTGTATCTTTCCACCCCAAACCTATCCAGGTATTTCTCAGCATTGGAATTAACTACCTCGTCTATTTTTTCCGCGTTAAACTTTAAATCAATTACGTCATTACTAGGAATGGGTTTGTTTGTTGGTGTGGTCATTTACGCTGTAACCTCGTAATTATACATTTCATCGTTGTATTCAGACATGGTTAACGAGGTAGTCCCGTCGCCATTAGGTTTCTTTTCTGTAATCGTCCATTTCGTCGCATCCATCTCCACCTGAGAGGCGATGACGTAACGAGACGGCGACTGGGTGTTGTAGCCGTCATAGAGGTTGAGGGTTATTGCTGGTACTGCTGCAGTGAAGCCAAATATTGTATCTGTGCGAGGAAATGCCTGGACGCGTGCTGTAGGCGTACCGCTTGCATCAGTGACAACGACAAGCATATCCCCAGACCAATCTATCCGTTCGCTGGTATCGAAATTGTTTCCGTTCCGCGCGACGATATACCCATCCTGCTGGCTCGCGTCGTATATATCAGCCACCTGCACCATCTGCCCGACGTTCACCCACTCACCATCGGCTAGCGCGCGGATAGCCATCGTTTGGCGTGAATACAGCAGCCGGCGAACTTCTTTCAATGCCCGATCCCGCGCCTGGTACGAATTGCGGATAAACAGCATGTCGAACTTCTTCGCCTTTAACGGTTCCCCCTCTTCTATCGAATTGCCGACGACCCGGTAGCGGATGAATGCCTGTTTATTCGTGACCGGGTTTCGATACTTGACCTCTACCCCATCAAAACCACCGGGGAGAGTCATGTCGTAGGAAAGGCTGTAATCCTCCGCTTTCATGTTGGCGCGGTTGAATACCGTCGTTGCGCTTGGCTTCCTTTCATCGCGCGTGAAAGACAACACTCCTCCATCCCAAAACGCGGTAACTGTCGCCGCATCACAGATCGTCTGAATCCGAGAGCCAAGCGAGATATCTTCGTCATCGAAGGTGTAATCGAAATAACCCAGGCGCTGATCCGGTAACGATGCCGCAATAGAGTAAAGTTCGTAGATGTCGATGCTCGACTCTGGCTGACCGCCCATCTTTAGCCAGGTATGCAATACAGCGTCTGCAAACGAGCGTGACGGCCTTTCTGTATAATCGACTGTCTGTGTAGCCAGGTTGTAGCTGATGACATGGCGCGTGATTAGAGCGTTATATTTTCGCTCCCTTGCACTGGTCGCTCGCTCTGTAGCGGTAACAGTGACGGTTACGAGCGTGTCATTCGGGTAAACAACATTGGTACGCGTCCTGACGATATGAACGGCTTCGGCCTTCAGGACTGAGTGATCATTACTGTTGTTTGTGCGGATGAACGTTACCGCATAACGACCATTTCCTGACACAGGGGTAAACTTGAACGTCTCATATTTTGTATCCGCGTTCTCATCATCGTTGTTAAGACCGATGTTGTAGCTTTCCAGGGTTCCGGGGATCTGGTTGTTATCATCATCAACTTTCCAGAACGTGACGCTGGTTCTGGCGTAGTCCCCATGTCCCAATTGCGCCTGCAGATGAACCCACAGCTGCGTCCCTTCAACGGGAGAAAACGACGGGCCAATTACCAACGGTTCATTGTCATTAAGCGTGAATATCGACGTGTTTATCACCGCATCACCGGGGATCTGGCTGATATCGTTGCCGCTCAGATTCACAAATGTGAACTCGTAGAAATACTGCGGATTTACTGGGGCACCATCGTCAGTTGTCGTCGCGCTGAATAGATCGGCAAACACCGTAATATCGCGCGTTACCGGCCCAGATACCGTGTTGTAGGTGACATTAACGACGAACGACACAGAGTGAGGCTTGGACAGGTCATAGAAGTAATCAAAGTCGTTATTCTGCTTGATTTTTACTTTTGCCTGACCGGCGATGAACTCGCCAGAAACCATGTCGGTGGTTGTCGTTGCCGTTTCTGCAGGAAAATCACCGCTCTCATTCGGCCCCGGCAATTCCTGGCCGTCGATGTCGTCAAAAGCGAAGCCTTCGTTGATCAGCGGGATGTTCTCACCTGGCAGGTAGATGCGGTATGAGGCGCCAGCCAACGCGCCGAGGTTTGATTCTGAGTACCTAACAGACGTAACGTCATAGCGTCCAAGCCCGAAGTTCATCCATTCAGTCACTTTCTTGATGTTGTTGTCGTACTCGAACATCGACTCCTGAATAAGATCAGGAAATGCACGCACCTGACCAAAGTTGTCCGGCTTTGCTTCTCCGTTTCGCGCGATGTTTGTCTGCCCTTTCAGGCTATTGTTTGGTGACGTTTTAGCACTACTTCCTGCTGCAACGCTGGCACTTGGTTGCCCGATAAGTGAAGAGAGAATTTTTTGAGTAAATTTTATCGGGTTAAAGTGCTCTAAAGGGTTGAGGATTGTTCCAAGCGTGCCGCTTTTCGGCTGATCGAACACGTTGATCACGTCGCCATCGTTCAGCAGGAAATTTAACTCATCATCTGGCTGCAGCTTCACGCCGTTACGCAGAATTTCAACATCGCAGTGAAGGTTGGCCGATTTCAGCCAGGGATAGAACATGCTGCCGGCGGGAAGGTTATGACGTTCTTTAGGCAACCCCGGCACGCGCTGAACTTCGATCAACGGCATAGTCGTAAAACTCCAATTTGGTGAAAACTCGCCCCAGCGTCCGCAGCTTGTCAAAGCGCACATGCCCCGCTTCGCCGCGGCTATGGAATGCTTGCCCATCAATGACTAAACCGACATGGATTGGTTGAGCGCCGTAATACGCGATAAAAATGCTACTGTCGGACGATTTCTCGACCTGATTCCAGAACACAACATCACCGGTAAAACACGTCAGGAAGTCGCTGCCGGTTTCGTAATCCGGCGTCTGGTGTATATCTATGCCGAGCACATGCCGGTAATACAAAACAACCAACCCCCAGCAATCAGCCGCATCAAACGAGCACGCCCGATCCCGCCATGGCTTACCCTCCATAGCGTTAATGAAATCAGGTTTATGCATTGGCAAGCCCCGGGAAATCGGTGGTGTTGTAGAGGAATGCGATGTTGTTGTTCAGTGGGTTCTGTAGCGTCAGGGAACATGTCACATCGCTCTCGTCCATTGATGCGTCCTTCACATAGAGCGTCCACGACTTCAGAGGCGTATTCATGTCCGCCGCATCGAAACGCTGATATGTGGCAGAGATCGGTGTTATGCGTGAGTGCGCGCGCCACTGCTTCAGTTGCTGTTTAAAGTCCAGAGCCAGACGTCCAAACTTAGCAGTCGAGTTGATCACAGGCGTGCTGCTCTGCTGGCTCTCTGCGACCTCCATTCGACACGGTGAAAACACCTGGCCGGCGAACGTCTTTGGGTATATTTGGTTAGCCACCAGCCGAATAACCCCAAACGTCGGATGACTAAATGTCATCGTGTCGTAGATAATCCGGTTCGGCCTCTGTGACTGAAATTCTCGTAAGGTAGGCATTCAATACTCCGGCATGTCGCGGTTAACCACTTCATCAATGATCCCCCACTGACCCGGAGGCAGCTCAACAATGACGTCTGAGAACTCGTCATCCGGGTTGTAGACCTTCCGGGTGATTACGCTCGCCGTCCACGTCGTCGTGTTACCATTGATGCTTGTTTGAACCGGCGGCGCCACGAAATGCAGTTCTTGCAGCTGCAGGCCGGAGCCACCCAGATTGCACAGCATCGTGAACCACTGATTGCCGTTATCCAGGTAACGAGGGCTGCGATACCACTGCTCGAATGCCCGATCTTCTTGCAGCGTGAAAATCCACGTCAGCGACCAGGTAGTTTTGAGGTCATCTGTCAGGCGCTGAAATATAGGCGCGCCCACTGCCGGCTGATCGGTGCGGAACCCGGCATCAATCGTGCGGCTCTTGTTAGCCTTCTGGGGAAGTGATAGCCAGTCGGGATAAGGTATTGCCACGGTTTTCTCCCGGTAATAAAAAACCCGCCGAAGCGGGTTATGAGGTTTGAGTTCTGCTATTCAGTGGCTTTTCGAGGCGCCTGGTGATACCGGGATATTCCCTGACTGATTTGCCCACCCTGCTGCAGATCCGCCAGCACGATGCGCACTACATCGCCACCATCCGCCCCCCTGCTAGCCTGGGTATCCATGACCCCAGCACCAGATGAGTAGTTTTCGATGATGATGGTTGGCGCCGCACTGCCGCCGGCAGTCATCTGCTTGTTGCTGATCACCTTGCCGTTATCACCAGGTATCATGTACTGCTTACCTGTGCTGGCTTGGTAAATCTCAGGAAGACCGCCCTCGCCAACCTGGTACATGCTACCAGCTGTGACAGGGCCGCCGTTTTTACGTTTACCAGCGACTCCCATTGCTAGGGCACCAAGAACGGCACCAACACCAATAGCCGCAGCGCCGCCGAATGACCCGATAGAAGCAACGATCGCCGCAGGTGTCCATGCTGCTGTTGTCGTGGCAGCAGCAGCGGTACTAGCGGCTGTCGTTGTTGCAGTTCCAGCTACTGATGCTGCAGTCGTTGCAGCAATAGCCGACGTCTGCGCCGCAGAGCCCATTACCGCCGACTTGACCCAGTCAACCCCCATCTGAACAAAGGAATTCACCAGGCTATTAAGGACTGTTGAGCCAAGCGAACGCGCTGCCTCTTCCGCACTCATGCTGCCGGTGATAATGCCAGTGAAGGCATTGGATGCGTTGCCGCCGAGTGCATCCAGTGACGCAGCTAGTGCCTCATTCCCTGCGTTCTGATTGCGGAATATCTCCCACTGTGCCGCGATCCGCTGTTGTTCGTACTGAGTATTCGCCGCCCTCATCAACTCAAGGCCGCGCTGGGTGATTACCCCTTTCTCAGTCTCGAACTGCTGGATCAATGCCAACTTCTGCGCATTCTCGTTGGCAAGTTGCTGCACTGGGTCAACCATTCCAGCGGCTTGCTGCTTAGGACTTACCACAGCTTCAGCCCGGATTTTTGCCAGATTTACCTGATGCTGTTGCTCCAGTTGCTCAGCCGTGGTGTTGTACTGCTCCTGACTGATTTTCTTGGCCGCTAACGCCGTGTTTAAGTCCTTCACGTCCTGAGCGTAGCTGGCATTCTCTTTGGCTTCCGGGAGTAGCTTCTCTGCGGCAGCTTGCGCCTTGATAGCGTTGGCCGTATCCCACTTTTTGGCAGCGTAAGCGCCTGCCTCAGCGATCTGGGCCTGTGTAGCTCCTTTCCCCAGTGATTGCTGTGCTGTCAGGATCGCCTGCTCTCGGCTAAGCTCACTTGTTGAGTCTGCCGCAAGCTCAGACTGCTGTTTCAAGTTTGCCAGCTTCTGAGCAACACTTTCCGCCTGCGTAGCAGCTTTTTTATCCGCTGATTCCTGCTCGCTGGTAGCCTTTTTAGAATCCTTCTTGGCTTGGGTGTTTGCCTCCGTTTGAGCATATACGGCCTTGAGGGCGTTTATTGCACCAGGATCTGTAACACCTGCATCCTCGGCATCATATGCTGCCTGTTGCTCCGCTTTGGCCTTCCCTTCCAGCTTACTCAAGGCAAGGCGACGCTCAGCCTGTTTAATCAGCTTTTCGCCTTCACTACCTCCCCAGTTTATTTTCAAGCTTTCAGCATTAAATTTCTGCATTGCTGTCGTAGAAATGCCCAACTTCTCAGCAAGGAAACTTTGCGCCCCGGAAAGAATTGTCGTGTTCTTCTCGGCTTCAGCTAATGCTATTGCGTTATCCCTGGCTGCCTTCATCTGATCAAGGATGCCTTGGTTAACCTGGATGTTTATCTTACTTAATGCGTCCTGAGATTCAGCCAGAGTCCTTGTCTTGCTATCCAGATCGCGATTAGCCTTCGCGAGCTCATTTGCAGCCTCTGCGGCCTTGATCACATAACCATTGTTCTCATCATTTGTTACGCCGAATTGCTTAGCCAAATCATTATATTTATTGTACTCAGCGGTTAGGCTGCTGATTTTATCCTCAAGTTCAGAAATATCCTGCTTTTGATTCTTTATAGATTCAATGGTGTCAGCCCTGACCCCTTGAGCCTGTGCAAGATTCATCTCTTTCAGCTTGGCGATTACATCTGGTAGCGTGTTTGCGAAAGCGATGCTTTCCTTTCGAGCTTCAGCCTGATTTTGCGCATATAAATACCACCCAGCAGCCACCATTGCCAAAATGCCAATAGGCCCACCCAAGGGGGATGTTACCGTTTTGATAACAGACATCGCATTTGCCATCGTAAGGCCTGTAGCTGCTACCCTAGCCTGTGATGCAGATAATGCGTTATTGGCTAACGCAGCGGCAGCACCAGTCTGCACATATATCGCCCTCAACCGAATAACATTATCCAATGCAATGGCTTCAGCTGCCGAACCTCTCGCTACGTTATATTCAGCTGTGGCTACATTTAAGGCGGATAGCGCCGCCTCCCTATCTGCTATAGCTTTTCGCTGAGTTACCGATGCTGCGGCCATCTCTTCTTTGGCTCGACTACGAGTCGCGGCAACGGCCTGAATGGTCGATCTTACTTGCTCCAACTGACTACTTACAGCCAATGCAAGAGAACCCGCATATCGCCCACCAAATACTAGGGCCGCAGCCGTTACAGCAGTGCTGACCGTGTCTAGATTCTCACTCATCGATACGACAGCATCGTTGAATGCCGCTATTCCGCTTCTTACAGTAGAAGACTCTCCAACAAATTTAGTGATATTGTTCCCGGCAATCTGGAAGGCCTGCCCCATGGTTTGGATCGTGTTCCCGAACTCTTTGGCAATCACATCACCTTGGCTGAGTAATCCTTTCACAACAACATCGGTAGTCAGCTTACCTTCTGCCGCCATGGCGCGGAGCTGACCAACCGTTACGCCTAGTGAGTCAGCCAGTGCCACGGCTAAGCGCGATCCGTTCTCTGAGATTGAGTTGAACTCTTCACCGCGCAGAACGCCAGAGGCGAGCGCTTGAGAAAGCTGGATCATGGTTGAGCTGGCTTCTTGCGTGGTCGCACCGGAGACAATCAAGCCCTTATTTATTGTCGTTGTCAGCTTTGCCAAATCTTCAGCACTTGTTCCTGCGCTGCGAGTTGCGCGCTCAAGTCGGCCATAAAGCGTTGCCGTTGCTTCCAACCCGGAACGCGTCTCTTGGGAGATGTCAAAAACTCGCTGCGTTACATCTGCCAACTGCTCTGTTGGCCTTACGGCGTTTACCAGCTTGTTGTTCACATCTACCCAGGCATTGGCATATTGCGCCACTTGCTGGACAGATAGAGCGGCGGACAGGCTGACAGCAACGCGCGATAAAGACGAGAAGGCTTTTTCTGTGGAACCAACCGCTTTCCCTGTAGAGTTGAAGCGCCCTTCCATTTCATCAAGCCTGGCATTTACTTGCCGCTGACCAACCAGCAACCCTGCAACATCCATCTCAACTTGATAAAGAATTCCACCACCGTTTTGCTCTGTCATTTGCCGATCTCCGGGCATAAAAAAACCCGCCGGAGCGGGTATGTTGTCGTTAACCGTAAGTTAGTTATCTTTTATCCAGCGAAGAGCTGACTCTGCTTGAGAGCATTCATCTCTCTTCTCTCCCCCAGCCTTTTCCACTGACTTGCAAGAACTAGCCACTTCAGAAGCAGCCACTGCCGTTTTAAGCATGGCGCTGATCCCTGCAACGCAAAGTTCTTTTTTCGGGTGGTTATAACAAATGGATTCTCTAGTCCCGCTTATTTTCTTAGTGAGATCATCATTTGCCGACACTGAAAACGCCAAAAATCCAGCCAATAGCATAATAAAGCTAATTTGTTTCTTTTTCATTAATTTGCCCACCCCTCACGTTTTCTCTTTTCTTCGATTTCTGCAAGCTTATCAAAGTCTTTTTGTCTGCGCAGTATAACTGCATACTGGCGGTAGCCATGATGGGCAGGTAAGACGAAAGGCCATGTTCGCTCGCTAAGTCCATGCCGCCGCTTTAGAGCGTTTAGTTCTTCCCACTGAGCTTCATGCTTCTTTCTCATGGCTTCTGCTGTCAGCGGAGCTAATGCGATTTGCTGGATGCATAGTTGAATAGCTTTATCCAAATTTTTACCCATAGCCCTCAGTTTATAATGCTTTTTTATTTTTTCCTGAAGCGCGAAATGGGTCTTTATGATCATGTTTGGGCTTAAATGACGCAAGCCATCCAGCCATTCTTCCTCAGTCACATCCCTATCCCCATCAATCAAAGATAGGGGAATCGTAGCAGATGGCGCGCTGCTGGCAACGAAAAAACCCGCATTATGCGGGCTTATTTTTCTCAGCAGGAGCATCAGGTAGAGGCATCCAGTGGGTTACTTTTAGGCTTGAATACTGTTTATTGCCCGTCACAGTAACTCTACTGAACTCTCTGAGTCCGTCGTAGGTGGCAAAGCCAATTCCCTTGTCAGTAGCAACAAGAACCAGATCAAACTGGCCGGTGGTTTGAGGAAGCCTTTCGTCTACGGATATCCATTTCATAGCAATCACCATTGTTAAGGATGATTGAGCACTATAGCACCCGCAGAAAGCAAAAACCCACCTCTTGGGTGGGTAAGATAGCGAGTGCTCAGTGCTCAGTGCTCAGTGCTCAGTGCTCAGTGCTCATAAAGCTTAAAGCTCCTATCAAGCCATAGTATATAGAAGATAGAGCCTAATTTGTAACCAACCATGGGGGCTTTACCATTGAATCTGAATGCCAAAAAATCAACATCAGGGGTTATATGTTCAGGAATCGCTGCCTTAATCGAGTCTCTTGAGATTTTTTCAGTACCAAGCCCATGCCGATCTGCCTGTCTAATATCAGCCCAAGTTAATTGACTTAACTTGAATAACTTAACAGCGAACGCGGCTCTTTCATTTTTCTCGCAGCGTTCGATGCAAAAATCTCGCTGGAGATACCTCAAAGAGAAAACAGGTGGACTATTATCAATATCCTGTTCTTTAGGTGGATTAGGAACCCCTATTGATTTAGAGGTTTCCTGTGTCCTGGATTTTAACCGGCCTTTAATCCTTCCCATTGACGTATTTTCAATTAATCAATGTCTTGAAAAATTCCGACATTATTTCTGGCTTAATCTCCTGACTTGCAGCACCCTCTACATAAGTTTGCACCCATGGAGCTTCATCATGGCTCATATTTCTAAGTTTCCATGCGGAAAATTGGCCGTATACCTTATAGACCTCATCCAGTAACTCAATTTCATCTTTACTAAATTTATCAATGTCGAAATTTTTAGGAGCTGGTAGTGCGCCATTGCCGTGTTCTTTATAGCGATGGTATAGGTCTGGTACCACTGGTCCGTGCATCCAAGCTTCTATCTTCTCGTTAAAGAGAGATCTTCCCAGAAGTGCCAACGAAAATCCCTGGGCATAGTAGGAAAGCTTTTGAAGCTTCAAGTTGGAGATCAAGTCGCCACTATCTTCGTCGCAATGCGCCAAGAAGTATTCAGCAACATCAAAACAAGTCAGCATACTTACACCTCGTTAAAAATATCAATACGTTACGTGAACGTCACGCTACTTGACAACGAGTGTATTACCAAAGTGGTAAATTTTCAATGAACCTTTCGTTTTGTTTGCCTTGGATTCGCCTCTATTCGCCCTATGGTGAGTTCATAAAATCAATCGCACCTCCCCATACCTGCAAAACTCGCTGCTGTAGTTTGGTTCTGCTGCGATTTTGGACTATCGATTTTTTTGTGTTTTCATCATCGCCTGCCAGCTCTTCTACGCGGCCTTAGCCAGGCGTCGCGCCTTCTTCTTCATGTACTCATCCGCGACAGCATCGTACTCTTCAGCGGTGAACCCTTTCTGATCTGGGTATTTAGCGTTAATCAGTAGCTGAAATTCTGTCATGGTCAGTTGCTCGGCCTCGGCGCGCGGCATGCTGAAATGGTTACGGGCAGCACTGATGTACTCGAATGCGCTGAACTCACTGACAAAGCTGTTTGTCTCATGCCGCTGAAGACGACGCACCTTGGCTTTTCCGATGATGCCGTGAGTGATCAGCGACTGCCCGAGGATGATAATGTCGCTCGCCGGCAAACTGCCACGACGGAACACGAACGCCCTTTTCCCTCGCTTACTTGGCCGCAGCTCACCCACCAGCGCGCTGATATCGTCATCACAGCAGGCCTGCATTACGATCATGCCGGCAAAGATAGCTGAGCTGCTAAACGATGGTGAGTTGATATAGGCAAGCAACCACCCCGGAATCTCGCCATACGCTGCCACAGCAGCAGAAAGCAATCTCGGCGCCTCACTGGTATGGAGTTCAGCAAAGCGCTCTACAATCTCCGCTGGAGAGCCTATGCGAGACATGTTTCCGAATGATGGTCTGAAGAAGTAGTCGCGGCTGGCGTCTGATATAAGCATCTCGCCAATTTCAGTTAATGGTGTCATGGTTGCCTCGAATAATTATCATCAAGGGCGCACAAGCGCCCTTTGTGATAGTTACGCGGTGACAGTAGCTGCGTATACAGCCGTAAAATTCCCGTCGTTGGTTTTTGCAGTGATGTTTGCTACGCCTGCGGTGGCGCCAGATGGTGCTGACACGGTGACAACAAGGCCGTTAGCCGTTGCTGTTGCCCGCGCCGGTACAGACGAAACCAAAGTAAACGATTGATCGGTCGCATTGGCTGGAGCAAACACCACGTTAAATGTGGTTGTCGCGCCGGCTGCTACCGTGCCACTGGTTGGGGTCAGGGTTATCCCAGTGACTGGAATATCAACCGGAGTGTCGATAACCTGGATGGTATCGGAGTCAGCCACCTTGAACTCGGTCGACAGCGTAACGATGTCGTTAGTGCCGCCGTCAGAACTCAACGCGGTGATAACCATGTAACCGATGAAGGTGATCGGGCCATACTCTTCACGCACCCACAAAGTGGGCTGGCGACCAGCCTGAATTTCGTCGTTGTAATACTTAACGAACTTCGCTACGCCGAACTGATCCAGCTTATCGCGCTTACGCACTTCGCCTTCAAAGCTCAGGGTAAAGTCTGAGTTAGTGACCAGGTTTTCAACATAACCCTTGGTGTCATCCGCATCCGAAGTTACGGTATTCGGGCTGAAGTCGAAGCCTTTGGAAGTACCGGCGATCAGCGACTGCCATTCGCTTTCTGCAGGCACTGTATCAGGGCAGCCTAAAGCCACCTCAAGCACAATGCCACGACCGAACAACTTGCTGTTGTCAGTTGAGCAACCTTGCATATTGCTTACCTCTTTGATTATTGATTACTCGCCGTACAGGCAAGCGAATTGCAGGCGATAGACTAATCGCCCTTCAGTTGTGGAAACTGGGGATGGGATACCGCCGACGTTCTCAATATGGCCGATGCAGTCATTTGGCATGGGGTTGTTCTGGATGTGGCTGATGATGGCTTGGACAGCGTTGTCCACCTCTTCATCCTCTCCTTCAGCGCCGATGACGTCGACCAGCACCAGATATTCGCTGGCTAGATCGTTGCGAACTGGGCTACCACCGTTTGGACGAAAGACAATGAATTTATCTTCGCCCTTTCCGGTGTCCCTCCAGCGCAACATCTGCGTAGTGAAGCCGGAGGTCAGCCCGGCATCAACAAAGTAATCGCGAACACGGCGATGCATAGCTGGCGTCATAGCTGCATCTCCTTCTTGATCGCTCTGTCAATCTGCGCCTTGGTATCCTCAAACCCTTTGGTAAGAAACTCTTTTTGAGCGGTGGCGCGCCGGAATTTCTGGGGGATATTCGGGTCATGCACGTAGACAGCGTAATTGGCCGAATAGCCAACGCGCCCCGTAATCCGGGAGCCATTCACGGAAATATCTCGATACTGGCTATTGAGTAGCGTCGACGTGTCGATAGGGGTGTATAAAGCAGCCTGTGTCCCACCAATCAGCAGCGCTGACTGCATAGCCCTGACAACTCTCCTCCCCTTGATATCGCCGATTAACCTATCAAGAGTGGCCTGCGCCTCCCTGATACCTTTAACCTTCACGCCCATATCAAACCCCTGTGATAATCGCGTAGTCATCGGCGATGCGGTCGAATGTATCGGCGTACCGGATGATATGGCGAACCTCATCAGCACCATCAACCTTTTTCGGGTCTGGTTCAGATGAAGCACCGATCAGGATGTAGTCACCCTGGCGTGCATCCGCATACTCTGTCCAGTGCGTGTTTTTTACGACAAACTCAAGCCCGATATCGCCAAGCCGTGCAGTCGCATCACCACCGTAATCACACATGATCTGGATAGGCTCAGCGAAGGAAGATTTTCCGTAATCGTCCATGCCCAGCTTTTTCCAGACCGTAGCGACAGCCGTATAGCTCCAGTTAGCCGCAGCGCTCATGAGAGATAGTCCTCATATTGGTCAGGACAGCCGGGGCAGTTGGGGCATTTTTCGCAATCAGGTTTCTCCTCATCGCTTTTTCTCTCTTCCTGCATTAGCAGCCTCCCACAACGTCAAAGAACCCCACGCTAGTGCCAACGTCGATCGGCAAGCCTGCAGTGCATCCGGCGGTATCCAACGCTGCCAGCGTGTTCCTCATGGTTTTGATGTCGCCGCTGTAATCGAACGACCTCGACGCCCCTGAAGGCGCTGACTGTGACTTGATGCGCTGGCTGAAGGCCGTTATCGCCATAAGGGTGACGGCGTAGACCTGTATCAGCATCAGATCGCAATCGTCGTAGCCAGACGCCTCCAGGCACTGACGGATGCCGTCCAGCTTGCATAGGTAGGCATCAATCATGAAGTCAGGGATGGAGTAACCCAGCGCAGACAACTGCTGTTTAACCTGCGCCGCTGTTATCTGCGCTGCCATGATTACTTATCCTTCTTTGTTGCTGCCGCCAGCGCGGCTTCTGCTGTATCAGCGCGCTGCTTCTCTGCCGCCAGTTCTGAAGCCTGGGCCTGCTTCAGTTGCTCTAGTGCATCGGCATGCTCCTTATCCTTAGCCTCTGCAGCTACTTGGGCCTGCTTCAGTTGCTCCAGTGCGTCGTCCAACTTTGTCTGAAGCTCGGATGCACCGGCGCTGGCTGGGGCGGTCGACGTGGCCACTTCTAATGCCAGCTTCTCGCCTTTCTTTTCTGATGACTGCTCCGCCTTGCCATCGGCAATCCACTTCCCTGCAACCGCGTCATCTACTTCGTAGACTTTACCAACTTCCAGTTTTTGGAAGTTGGCACCGGCAAAGAGGTTTGCTACCAAAACTTTTACGAGTGCCATGATTTTTCCTTAGCTGGATGCGTGAATGACAGAGAAGTGGCCATTGATATCTTGCTTGACCATCAGGCCGGCGGCACCCCAGGTACGCCATACGTAATCGCTGTTGTAGAACTGACGAGGATCGGCAACGGTGCCGAACGCCTGGCCTACGATCGGGGCAATGACGCCAGCAGCGAGAGGGATAATCACGATTTCGTTACCAGAAAGCTCGGCGTCCTCTTTGATGTCGGAGATGCCGGCCAACTTCTTCAGCTCTTCCAGAACGGTGCGCAGAGCGTTAACGTCAAAATATTGCTCCCAGTTCGACATGATTTCGCTGGATACGTACCAGGTCTGTTGGCCGTATTGATAGTTTTGCAACTTCAGCACGTCACGCAGAGCGATAGCAGCAGCGCGCATCGCTTTAGGGTCGGTGCTGGTCGCGAAGTTAACTGTCAGCGTAACCTGCGCCACACGCTCATCATGACGCAACCCCTTCCAGGTCTTGTCGTCGAACTTGATGAAGTTGCCGGCCGCGTCGCGGAAACCTTCCCAGATGTAGTCCACATACTGCCGGCGAACGTCATCGACAGAGCCAGCCTGAGCATCAGCCAGGGAGGAAAGTGCAGAGCCTTTGTTGAAGACCGGGTCACGCCAGTTGAATTTAAAGCCGCTGTCGTGGATAGGCACCATGGTGCCATCAAAGGTGTAAGACTTCGCATCCAGCGCCGCACCGATCTGCCCAGACATGGAAGTGTGCGCCCAGCCACGGCCACCCTTGCGGGCATATTCGTAAACTGATTCTTCCAGACGAACAGAGCGAGAAAGCGGCATCAGATCGTTCAGCAGAGTAAATTCAGTATTCGGCTCAAACTCTGCCAGCACCGTCTGATCGTATGCGCGATAGAGGCGCTTGATGTCATCGACGGCGTTAACCGCATCCAACGCTGGAGCATTTGCAGCATCACCACGCACGCGAGTACGCGCAATGAAATCAGCCACGGCCTGAGCGCTGGCATTACGGGCAAGCTTCAACTCGTTGAACTGAGACATGTTTGCCTCAAGATTGCGAGTTTCAGTGGCCTTTTTGGTAGAGAAATAAAACATGCGGTGCTCCTTACTTGATGACAACGCGCAGGAGTTCGCCTGCTGCCGTGGTGTATGCGCGATCTTCTTCTACGTATGCGCGGACAGACTCGCCTTCTGCTGCGGCCTTAACTCGACCATTGACGATAGAAAGAGGCTGGCCTTTGGTGTAGGTGCCAGCAGCAGCTGGAACGTTGAAGAAAACGCCAGGGGTTGGATGGAATGCAACAACCCAATCATCAGCCTTAATGACATCATCTACGGTTTTGCAGCGCAGGTAGTCATAGTTGGCTACGTAAAGGATCGCGGCTTCATTGCCGTCTACCGATGCAGTAAATTTCTTCGTGGTGTTATCGAAGAAGCCGATCGTGCCAGGGGGTGTGTCGGCGGCCGCGGCACCTTCACGATGCAGTTGTGGATTGGCGAAGATACCGCCTGCGTGAATTACATGTTTCCCGTCTTTAGCCATTTTTTACTCCGGCATTTCGCTGAAAGTTTGAGAGGAGTTAACCTGACGCAGCATGCCGTTCAGGCCGATAGAGGTTGAGCACTGGGCAAACAGTTCCTTCAACGGATCACCATCCAGCGCGTTTACGGCAACGTCGCTCATGCCGAATTTGGCTTTAACTGCTGCGCGCATCTCGCCTTTCTCTTTGTCTGAGTTGGCAATAAGGCCAGACTTAACAGCTGCGAGATCGTCGGCGAATGGTTTAAACCATGCCGGCGCCTCGTCGCTGTTGCTTGCCTGCTCTTTCTTCTTAGGCTTGCCGGTTGCAGGGTCGATTTCTTCCCCGCCTTCTTTTTGGGCTGTCGCCTTCTCTGCGGCCAATTGGTTGTAAGCGCTCATCAGTTCGGCATCGGACTTGCCTTCAGTCGGCTTACCAGCGGCTTGCAGCGCATTGATAATCAGTTCTTTCATCGGATCTTTCTCTCCGTTGGTTTTAATCTCGTACTCAGTGGGTTTGCGCACGACTTCTACAGGTTCGCCGACGAACACGGCCTTACCGTCCTCATCGATGAGGTATTTCTGTCGGAAAACCTTGGTTTTATCGCGGTAAATGAAAGTGTCTGGCCAGATAGACTCCGGCCATGGCCAGTAATCATCTGAGCGACCTTCACGTAGCTTGTTGCTGATCGCTTCGCGGATATCGTCAAACGAGAAGTTGGAAGCGTTGGTGAAGAAAAACTTGGTCTTGTTCAGTAGCCCCTCTCGGGTGCAATCAACACCCTCCGACAGGTTTGCGATTTCGACCTCTTGATCATCGCCGTCGGCGTTAACGAAGATGCCAACACCTTCGCTTGGCGTTCCGGCGCCAGGTTCATCCAGTAAAACGGCAACATGGTCAAACACCATGTTTGTGGCGATTTCGTTGTACTTCTTGCCCTTTGATTCGCCGTTGGCGGCAATACCTGAGTAAAGAAGCCCTGTTGAAATGTGAATGGGCTCTACGTTTGTCCCAGCGATCATTTCATCCAGTCGATTTACCAGCCGCTTACCCTTTTCACTGCCTTCGGCATATCGGCGGTCGACATACATATCACCATTTACCTTTCCATCGACGTGCTGGACGTCTTGAAGCCAGGCGCCAACGTGATAGTTGTTCACCGCGCGGACATCACCCGCCGATACATGCTTTCCGTCTATTTTGGGATGCCCTAGTGGCATCGGTTTGCGTTCAAGGGTGTTATAGGCCTTGGCAATTTCTGCTGCCGGGTACAACTTCCGGTTCATCACGATATCGTCAACAACGGGCGTAATGCCGCGAACCACGATATGTGGTTTCCCGTCGATGGTTTCGGTAGTGATATTTGAAGCGGAGTTGACGACGGTCAGCACGTTAACGCGGTTGCGCTTCATGCTGTGTCCTCATTGTGTTGGTGATGCCGATTAAGCGGCCTGTTGCGTCATCCAGGCAGCGCGCTCTTCTTCCAAGCGCTTCGCCAACCCGATGTTTACTACATTGTCTTTCTCGTCAACGACGGCTGGGATCTGGCTGCAGTAACAGTTGAACCTGTTACCGTCTTTCGAGTACCACTCACGCACTTCCTCGACCGTGTAAAGCTTGCCGTGGCGCGATGCGTGCCAGGCGCGCGTAGTCGGCTTCAGGGCGGATAAATGCAGCAACTTGGTGCGCAGGCCTAACCTATCCTGCACCCATGCGGTTTCGTTCCACTGAGCCTCTCTCAGGGCGCCAACCTGCTCGGTCTGAGCGATCGTCTTTGCCTTGGACATTGAGACATCAAGTCGTTTGCTTATCACCCTCATGGTTTCACGCGGGTTTACCCCTCGGCCTACAGCATCGGCGATGATATTGGCAAGGTCAGCGCGCACTGCATCGCTGATCCCCTTCCAATCGCTGTACGTCGACACGAAAGCAGCGGCTACCTGGTTCTGATAAGCAGGTGTGGACAAAAGCGCGCTTAGCGTAGTCTGCGACGCGTAGACCTCGGACTGAGCAGACAGATTCGTATAGGCATTGAGCGTCCCGCGCCGATACTCATCTGAAATATACTGCAGCGCCCAAATATCCTGACCGTTACCCTCTAACAGGTAGTCATCAAGGATCGTTTGTATTACTTCAAGAAGCGCAGCCAACTGCTGAGCGTTCATGTCATAGACAAACGTACCGGCGTTAACCTGATATAGGGTGTCGCCAGAAAGAACATGCGATCGCTGAGAGTTACCCACCAGTACCCGGCCAGTAAATCGCTGGTCGAACAGTTGCCTAAGCGTTGTTTTGATACCCAGATATCGGCTCTCGATATCACGGAACATTTTGTTTACTTGCCGATAGGATTGGGTGGGGTCTGCTTTATTGCGCGGTATTATCGGTGTCCCGACTTTAGGTCTCGGCGCTCTCGTCATTCAGTGGATCCTTACCGACCTGCTTTTTTGTCGGGTCTGGCTGTCTAGGTTCCTCGATTGGCTCCAGTTCGCCGGCGGCGCGTACCTCGTTTGGTTCAACGGCAGACGCGCCGAACGCTTGCTGGGTTTTGTAGGCAACGTCTGCCATCTTGCTCATGTTCTCGAGCTTCTCGCTATCACCTGGCGCCAGCAAATCAGACCAATCGACGGTAATCTCGCCTTTCGTTGGTTGCGATACTACGCCGACGTCACACCATCTTTGAATGACTTCAGTTAGCAGCCATGACAACCAACCGCCACGGCGGCCATTCCCTTTTTTAGCCCACTCCTTCCGATCTTCTGTAGAAGCAAGATTCCCGGTTTGCTTGCCAAAGAGGATATTGAACGGGCAGCCGATGGTTGAGGCATAGCTATTGGCCGAGACTGTCCATGACGGTGTAGGGTCAGCGGCGGCAACTGAAAGGACAGATGATGTCCCAGACTGAGTTACCAGCGCAGAATCCGTACCCTGGTTGAGTTTCCTGATCTTTTCATTCATTGCCTCGCCAAGGTCTTTATAGCCGGCATCCTTCGCCTGCTGCGCGATGATTTTCATGTCGGTTTTATCGTCGAAATGAATACCAAGCTGGCGGCTCGCGTTCTTCAGGAACCCTTCGGCGCTTCCTCCCTTAGTCTTTTCGATGTCCAGCAAATCGTTGTAACCAGCCTCGTTTAGAGGGATGCCAGATAACATGTTGTCATCTTCTGAACCTTCGGCGAGGATGATCACCCTGCTGGGGTGAACCATAACGCTTCTCACATTGCCGTAAGTACCGTCATCACCCACAGGCTGCTCGTTGAAGATGTAGTTCACTGGCTGCCCATAAGTTGGGGACAGTGTGTCAATGTCATAGCCGCCAGGCTTAATCTGCGATTCCCAAACGGGGATCATCTTCACTAAAGCATTTTCGCCAAGTTTTGCCACCAGCGTTGTATCCACTGGCTCTGACCATGGCCTGTTGTCTTTTAGCTGCAGAATGATTGCAGAGTATCGGCCCACCAGATTGCGCCGATCGGCGTCCTTGATTTTTGACCAATGCTTTTTCAGCAGTCTGGTGACTGTCTTCTCCCATTCTGTAGAGGCGGTAGGCTTATCAGCCAGTGGGCCATCAATAATCGTCGGGTAGTCGCTCCAGCAGTTATCCAGCGTTTTATGCACGCCAGAATAAGCCGCAGAGTTTCGGCGGTAGGCTCGAAGAAGTAGATCGAAGCTTATGGTGTCCGGGTAGCCGAACTCGTCCCACAGTTTTGTTCTCTTCGTGTTGCCATTCATCTGTCCCGCGTACAAGGAACGCTGGCGCCCTATCGCCACTGCGTCAGCGAGGGCATTGACGAGGAATTCAACCTCGCTATTTTGTTCACTCACTGAGAACTCCTTAGAAGAATACGGCGCCAACTTGTTTGTGGTTGTTCTTCGCTACGGCAAAGTAGCGGAAACCATCTGAACCGTGCGACGTGTGATCGTGAAGAGGTTTGTCTTTCCAGCATCCGCGCTTGTCATCCCACTCTTTTCGGTATCCCTCAAGGTGAGATATCCCCTCAGCACACTTCTCATCGTCAAAGACGCATTTAGGGAGGATTTCACGAACAGACTCGATACCGGTATCAACGCCCACTTTGGGGACAACCTTGAAAGTCATCGAATACACCTGGCCGTCGATTTCGTAACCCTCGCGCGCCAGCTCCTTCCGTGATTTAGCATCAGAGCCAAACTCTCGGTTTTCAATATCGTGTGGCCCCCAGTGCTCGCCGTACTCATAGCCACGGTCTTTTAACACCTTCATGTAGTGCCTCAAGCCCTCGCCAGAGTTCTCGTAGTAGTCGATGACATGAAACTCCTCACCAACCTCACGAATAAACCAGATAGCTGTTGAGTCACCCACGCCGATATCCCAGAACGTGTGAACCGGGAGGTGAGAGTTGTCGGGAAGTGAGCCGATCCGCTTATTGGTATACAGCCAGCGGAACTGCTTGGCGTAATACGCACCCTCAACCGACTGTTGGAAGGCTTCAGCGGGTATGCTCGGATACTCACGTTTCATGTCGTCGCCTAGAGTCTTCTCTTTGGCGAGATACCAGGCCTTCTGGCGTTCATTTAACGTGACGCCATGCTTGGCTTCCAGTTCGTTGAAGTAGTCAACCAGTCGCTCTGGGAGGCTTTCTACCGGGTCGATTGCGTACTGAGGATTCTTCCACCAAGTGAAGAAGAAAAACTTCCAGTCGAGGTTTGATAACGTTTTTCCCTGAAGCTGCGCTTTCTCGGCCGTCTGGCAATAGTCGAAGAAATACCCAGCGCGCCCCTCGGCTGTACTCTCGATAGTTGTAAAGCAATCTGTCGATACTGCCTCAAAGGCGCCAGTGACGATTTCACGGGCCTTGTCCGGGTACTTAGCGCAGATCTTGCCGAACTCAGAAACGTGCAGGTAACGAAGCGTGCCGCCACGAAATGACGTGCTGACGTAGAGAGAGCCGCCATTATTGAAAACAAGCTCACCAACTGCGTCGTTCTTTGCCGGGTTCGCCTTTCTGATCAGCGCCGGCAGGTTGTCGTAGGCATATTTGACCTTTTCCCTAAACAAGCGCTTTGCGTCGTTTAAGGTGTGGGCGATCAGCGCGCACTTTGCTGATTCGAACAACGCGGCGTCGAGCTGGACAATACAAACCAGCGTCGTAAAGCCGAGCTGCCTAGCCTTTAAGATTATGTTCCTGGTATGTACGCCTTCGAAGTATTCGAGCTGCTCAGGGGTCATCCTGAACTTAACCTTCTTCCCCGATTTGTCGGTGATGAAGTAAAGGTTGTTTAGGCGCCAGAATCGATTTTTAAGGTTCTTCTTCAGCTCGCTGAATTGCTTGTTGAGATCAGCCATAAATCACGCCTCAGAAGATATCTCCTTCAGTAGCTCAGCCATCTCATCAGCGATGGTGTGCTGGGTTTCAATCTTTTGCTTGTTGGTATACGCATCGCCGCACTCTTTCGCTGCCTGCTCGACGATCTGAGCGGCCAATGCGTAGTTCTTCATGGTTTCGGTTCGCGTCGCCATGCGATCAAGAACGCGCAGCCGGTAAGCCTTGTTGGCGATCGGGATATCTGAGATTTCCGTCTTGAAACGTTCACGCGTCGTGTGGAATAGGTCTACCCACTTCTTAGCCAGCGACTTGCCGCTAACCTTTGTCGGATCGTGAGATTCAACCTGCTGACGAGTGATTTTTAGCCCAAACTCTTTTTGGACGGACTCCACTACCAACGTAGGAGTGTCAAAGCACGCAAGCGACTGAATGATGAAGGCTTTTACATCTGGTTTTAATGCAGCCATAAATCACCATCCGTCCAATACAGTCCAATATTTACGCCAGCCTCAACATGCAGTTACCGCATGCCCTGGCAATGTTTAGTTGCGCCACCTCCGCAGGCCTGTTGGCCGCCTCAACCAGTTCTTGAACTTCCACGCTGGCGCCATACCGGCGAACTACGCCAACAAACTCTTCAACGTCGTGGCCGCGCAGCTTCAGCACCGGCTGGCCTTCCTTGTTGAATTTTGGCGCGCCGAAATCGTCTGTCGCCTGCGCGATGTGGTAAAGCTCATGCTCAACCAGGGCGCAGAACTCAGCGTCTGAACACTGCGAGCAGTAGTCAGCATCGAGCGTAATGATGAATTTCGGCACTTCACCGAACCACTCATGCATCTGCTGTTCCATCCGGGCCTTCTGCCAGCCGCCGGCGCGCATCGCTACCTCTTCAGCTTGGCCTAGCACATGGCGCCCTTTCTTCTCAAACGCGGACGATGCCCACATGAAACGCAGATCAGCGTCTGCAAGGTGTCCGTGATCTGGGTTAAACAGGCTGCCGGCATCGTCGATGATTTGACGCTGTATCCACTCCTGCACCTCGTTCGCAGGAACCAGGCCGATGTATGGCGTTAGCTGATGGTCTTCGATAAACCGTAACGGTGGGTAGGGTCGCCTCTCATGGCTCTCATCCTGTGCTGTTTTAGCCATGATTCTCTCCCAATAAAAAACCCGCCGGAGCGGGTTCAGTCATTTCTTGCCGTTGGCCTCAGCCATCTGCTGGTAGCGCGGGTCGTTTGGCCCTGGGAATTTGTGGCTCTGGCTGCGGTAATGCTGCAGGCGCTCGCGGAAAAGCTCGCGTAGGTGTTCAGGCTGCTCCGCCTCCACCTGAGCCGGTACGATCGGCATGTTCATGCGCTCTTTGTACGCCACACCTGACGCCGCAAGGTCTACGTTCACCCTGTCCATTTCTTCTTTTGGTAAATTGCCGAGATTGTATGACATGAAATCCTCCTGGTTCAGAGGATGATACGCCAGCCTCCAGCTGTATGTAAGCAATTGCGACTCACTATAGGCAGAGCGCCTCACAACGGGTAAACCCTGACTATAGGGCCATCGATGCGCTGGATTTCTAATCGCCGACACAATAGATAATCAGCACAACCATCTGGTCACGCCTGATTAGCTACCCTCGCAGCAACTGAGCGAATCAATCATTCATAGGAGGACTTAAATATGAGCTTATCACCCGAGTTTTATCAGGCAGCGGCGGCATTTTTCGTGCTACTAACACCTTTAACGCGAGCCATCTTCCATCTCATCCAATACCATTTCCCCATCCAGAAATAACCGCAGCATCAGCCACACCTCTCGGAGTTGCCACGCCACTTCCGTATTTCCGGCTGCCAAGACGTGATCACCTCCTGCTAGGTTACAAAGTCTTATTCCTACTCGTCGGGTGGAATTCTTCATCACGCAGCAGCATCGTAAAGCTGCTCTATGATGGGCAATAAAAAACCGCCCGTAGGCGGCTGTCAAATATCTCAAATTCCTAGCAATGGCCTGAGACCATTCAACTGCTCGGCCTTAATCACCATACCTAAATTCATCATTAATGTTGTACTAACCACTGGTGGTGATGCTGCCAACTTACTGATTTAGTGTATGATGGTGTTTTTGAGGTGCTCCAGTGGCTTCTGTTTCTATCAGCTGTCCCTCCTGTTCAGCTACTGACGGGGTGGTGCGTAACGGCAAAAGCACCGCCGGACATCAGCGCTATCTCTGCTCTCACTGCCGTAAAACATGGCAACTGCAGTTCACTTACACCGCTTCTCAACCCGGTACGCACCAGAAAATCATTGATATGGCCATGAATGGCGTTGGATGCCGGGCAACCGCCCGCATTATGGGCGTTGGCCTCAACACGATTTTCCGCCATTTAAAAAACTCAGGCCGCAGTCGGTAACCTCGCGCATACAGCCGGGCAGTGACGTCATCGTCTGCGCGGAAATGGACGAACAGTGGGGATACGTCGGGGCTAAATCGCGCCAGCGCTGGCTGTTTTACGCGTATGACAGGCTCCGGAAGACGGTTGTTGCGCACGTATTCGGTGAACGCACTATGGCGACGCTGGGGCGTCTTATGAGCCTGCTGTCACCCTTTGACGTGGTGATATGGATGACGGATGGCTGGCCGCTGTATGAATCCCGCCTGAAGGGAAAGCTGCACGTAATCAGCAAGCGATATACGCAGCGAATTGAGCGGCATAACCTGAATCTGAGGCAGCACCTGGCACGGCTGGGACGGAAGTCGCTGTCGTTCTCAAAATCGGTGGAGCTGCATGACAAAGTCATCGGGCATTATCTGAACATAAAACACTATCAATAAGTTGGAGTCATTACCACCACTGGTGTAGCTACTGTAGGAACATCTACTATGTTAATACTTCCGTTTACATCAAGAGTTGGGCCAGCATATAAAACGCCCAAAAAGATAAATCTATTTCCAACCGCCCAGCCATCAGATGTTCCAAAACCGCCTTCATTCATTATGTATACTGGCGATCCACTGGATCCTCCAAAACAGGCCATATCAATCATAAATTCAGGCCTTCCCTGCCAATCCTCAAGAACTGAAGATGCAGTTATACCCTTTCTTGTAATAGGCCTGTTGTTGACTGTATCCCATAAACCGTTTGGATAGCCTGTCATAAAAACTTCTTCAACTGGGGTAACGTGATGCTGGTTAAGAAACATTCGATCCGTGAAGAAAAAATTGTCGACTGTGAGCCCTTGCCTACTTAACTCATATAGAACATGACCTATAGGTAGGCCGCAAATATCAATTTTAGGATCAGGGTGCTGTATGAATTCTCTAGGATTATTTATCGTTACGTCATGAAACTTTAAGTGTGGATTCGTAGCAGATGAAACGTTAAATCTGATACGAATGGTAGTGGAATTAGCTATCACATGTTTATTTGTTACGAGCAAAGGTATGCCTGAGCCTGGGTCTTCCGTAGATGAAAAACCAAACCAAAATCCCGTACCAACCGATACTCCGCCTCCGACTACATCACATTCAATTCTCACAGTAGATTTAGAGATAAACTGACTTACTGACATCGAATAGTCCTCTAACAATTAGGCCATTCAATGGTATTAGAAAAAATGAAAAATCAATAGGAGTTTGTGTTTGTTAGGCACTGATCTTTGATGTAGTCCTGTAGATAGCCGATCTGCTTCGTCACTGTGCCGATTCGCTCTCTGAGGGTGAAATAATCCCGCTCAGCGGAGTCAACAAGTCGGGGGGCGGAAGCATCGCCCATGCCGCCGGTGACGGTCGCCACGTTTGAGGGACACTTTGCGTTGAGCTGCAACCGGCGTTTGCCAATAGCAACATCACGCTCAAGCTGATCGATAGTAGCTTTTGCATCTGCCAGTTCTCCGGTGTATTTCGCATCCAACTCAGCAACATCGCGCTGCCTGGTTGCCATGTCGTTGATTGTGGCGTTGGCCAGATTAAGCGCATGAGTTTTCTGATCACGCTGGCGCTTGTATTCTGTTGCGTTATCCCGGTAATGGTTAACAGCCCATCCCAGCGAAACTATCAGGAAAGCGACAAGACCAGTGACGATTACTGTTAGCCTGCTCATAACAGAATCACTCCGACGAACAAGAACCAGCCCCAACCATCAATGCCGTGAGCGGCAAGATAACCGGCCGCTGCGAAACATACCGCTGACGGTAGATAACTCATTTGTCGAGTCCCCAGCAAGCAAGCTCGGCCTCTTGATCGCGCCGCAGGATCTGTCCGTAACAATTGTTAGAGCGGATGCGGCAATCTCGGCCAGCGTCGTATATCCAACGGCGGATTTCACGGCAGGCGCCAATGCGGTCGCCGGCGTTCAGCTTCTTGTAAAAGGTGGAGGTGAAGCACTTTCCGGGGCCGATGTTCCAAGGACAGAATGACGCGATACCGACTTTTTGCGGTTCAGTCAGTGTTACCTTGACGTTACGGTCTACCCAGTCGAGCGCCTTTTTCTGCTCTGCTGCGTCAATCTGCTTGCACTGCTCGGCGGTCAGGCGCTGACCCTTCACAACCTTCTGGCCGTTGACCATCGTCACACCGCCGCAAATTGTCCAGATGCCGACACCGTCCTGGTATGCGGTCAGGCGCTGACCTTCTTTCTCTTCCTGAAACTGCGACATCATCACCGGGGCCGATGCGCCGGCGGCGATCAGCGCCAGCATTACGGCACTGAGTTTTGATTTGCTAATCGACATATCATCCCTCTGCTCTGCGCATCGCTTCGGCTACAACCTCAACTGCTGCTGGTCGCTCGCTTTCTGGCTTGGCAGATACACCGTGCAGATAGTCCTCCATGATTTTCGTGCGCCGGCGCTCCTCTACCAGGCGTTCGCGCTCTTCCTTCCGTTTGGCGTAGTATGTCTTGATCGTAAAGAAGGCGGATATCAACGCCCCTACGATAAAGACGTAATCCTGCAGCGACAGCAGCGAAAAAAGGCCGAGAAGGCTTGACCACCAATACGGTAGGTTTGGGTTGTCTGGGTGCATCTTCATGACTCCACCTCCCGGTTATCGGGCTGTGCTGTAGTAAAACGAGAAAAGCCGAGCATTAGCTCAGCTTTTGAATTATTTGCCTGTTATTTTTCCACCTCAGGCGGCGGTGGTATCTTGGAAGTTCTCACACCACCAAGAGGGTTTCTTATGTCACACATTCATAGCCGGGAATACATGGAAAGTGGTAGCGTAGTTTCCGTCCAGTGCTCACACCAAATTAACGTTTTGCTTCTGGATGACAGTAACTATTCAGCCTACAAATCAGGAAGAAGTGCACGCTATTACGGAGGTTTCTACACACGGTTCCCGGTTAGGATTGGTATTCCGCATAGCGGATATTGGAATGTTGTCTTGGCACTTCCACCAGGTCATAGAGCCAACATCCGGTATTCAATTAACGTTATCAACTAACCCGAATTGGCCTTTTGCCTGAAAGAGAGCCTCTTCAAGGGCGGCAATAATCTTCTGCTGAGTGCCGTCCTTTACGTAACCTGTCGAAGTTATACCTTCACCAGTTTGTGCGTTACGCATCCAGATAATGCCTTCCTGCGCTTCAATAATTACCTTCATCATTTTCTCCAGGAAATAGAGTTCAGCCACCAGCCGTAAACGCTGCCGGTAAGAGGATGTGCCGTGTGTGTCGTCTGTTGGCTAGGGCTGAAATGCAAGAAGGCCCATATAAGGGGCCTGTGTAAATTACTTTGCTTTGGAAAAGCTAGGTCAATCTTGTCCGATTAAAACCGTAATGCTTGGCAGTGCATAGCCACCATTAGAACTTTCACTAACCGCCTGAATTGAGACAGACTGATTAGGTTCGATGTATGTGTTCCACGAGTTACAAGCAGTTGCTGGCATTGAGCCACCGTCGAGGAAAATCGCGCCTTCTGCTTTCGCTTCGGTTACCCATGAACCATTGAATACCAACATATGTTTCGCTTTTGATTTACCGCCTGGCGCGACGGCCATCAGAAGCGGCACGCAGACGCGGCGACGGTATGATACAGGTGGAATATGGAAGGTGTAACCGTTGTCCAGATAATGAGTTTCAGCAGCTTGCATGAGCATATCTCCTTGAAAAGTAGTTGAAATCGCCATCTATTTGGCGATGTCTAGACTTTACATCGAGACTCTAACTCATGGTAATCATTGGGGTTGTGTCAGTCGTAGGACAACATTGCCGATTCCTTGTCCACTGCTGAATAGCAAAAAACCCCGCCGAAGCGAGGTTTTTAAAGTTGATAAGCTACGTCACTGCGTAACCACTCTTATCACAATAGCCAGTAAAATTCGTAACGAAAAGCGGAAATTTACGCGACAGCCGAAATTTCTGATCTGCTCGTCCAGGCGTCCATCTCAAGCGTCGCCCCGGTCATAGCTAAACAGCCTTCTATAAAGCTTTCCGCCATCATCAGCTTTTGCCTTATGTTCCCTTCTGAAACCTTCCATCTACGGGCTATCTCCGACTTTGATACCCCGTATCGGTAGTGAAGCATGATTACTCCGAGCTCTCTTTCGTCGCGCACCTTCTTCAATCTACCCACTGCGCCGTCAACAATCAGGCCGTCATTATCGCAGCATGAAGGCTTACTCTTGCTCGTGTTTGGCAGAAGCCCCTTAAACCCAGCAGCGATCGGAGAGTAGTCCACGCCGCTGTTGTCTTTCGCCCACTGCCCCCAACGCTCTAAGACCAACTGGATATCTCTCATATAATTTCCTTGATGATTATCTCGCCGGCATTACCCCAGCGCTTGGTTACGCGGACATCCCAAACGGCACAATCTTCAGAGTAAATTGCGTCCATCAGGGCTTTTAGTAAGTTGTCTGCATCTGGCTTCTGCTGATGCGGTTTCCCGACCATCTCAGCGCGTTTCTTCTTGCTCCAGCTCTCTGGCATGGGTAAAACAAACGTCACGTGATAGCCGCTCTCAGGCAGAGAGATTCGATTCAATTTCACCTCGTCGCAGAATGCCCGGTAGCGGAGAACTGGCGGGCGCTTCGCCCACCGGTCTTTTTGTGTCATCCGTGGTTTAGGGATTGGTGTGATCGAATACGTCTTCACGAAATCGCCCCCATGCATACCGAGTAGTCGAAGAACTGCGCAAACAAGTCTGTTTGGCTCCCATGCTCGGCTTCCCAGGCCGCTGGGTCGTCATGCAAATTGCGGTGACAATTGCGGCACAACGGGATTGTCAGGTAGTCGCTGGGCTTGGTTCCCATTCCGCCCAAACCATGGCCAATGATGTGATGAGGGTCATCAGCGCGGGCACCGCAGCCAAGGCACTTCTGCGATTTCACCCAGCGAGTGTATTTGCTGTCCTCTACACGGGTAAGCTTCGGCCGCAGCATGAAGGCCTTGGGCGGTTCAGGATCCACGGTGAAGCACTTGACCGCCTGCTTGGAAATAATCGCAGTGGCCGCCGGCGTGCAGTCCATCTCGGACTCCTTGCGGGTGCCGGTGACCATCTTCGGCTCCGGCAAATCGGTTACGGTGCGGGCGACTTCATCGGGGATCAGGTCGAATACGCCGGACAGCATGGCCCACAGCATCAGTTCAGGGATTGTCAGCTGTCCTTCAGATTTCAGGCGGTGTTTTGCCGTTGCCACAACCCAGCGCGCCGTGTTGCGGGCGGCGATTTTTTCCAGCTTCGGCGACACACCCAGGCTTTTTTTGTAGCAACCGGGGCAGATGCGAACAGCCGAATTACCAACACGCTCGGTGTCCAGAATTGTCTCCGGCAGGTCATGCTTGCCGTACTGGCATTTCGTGAACTGAGTCGCCCAGGCTTCAATCGCATTAACGCCGCCGCAAGCGTTGATGACACGCTCATCTGTGAAAAAAACCTGTAGCCGTGGGTCGTTGGCGATCTCATGCTCCACCGCCGGCAGGATGCCTTCAGGTGCGTCTTTGAACTCTTTCGGCAGCGTGGAAACCATCACGCGGCCTGTCATGTGAAACGCCAGCTTTTCGTCAACCGGGATCAGGGCAATACCCAGTTCACGCTGTACCGCTGCTTTGACTATCGCTCTCATCAGGCAATCCTCGCTAAATCGTTCTCACTGGCCTTGGCTACTGCCTGAGCCCAAATCCCCGTCCAGGCTCGGCGGGCGTCGTAATCGGTCATGCGACCAAGGGATCCGGCCATCTCCTTCGCAAGCTTCTCCACTTCGTTCCGTGGCTGCTGGCGCTGGGATACCAGGCGGACATAGGCCTCTTCGCGAGCCGCGCTATCCTGGCGTTGTACTTTCGGGAGGTCATCAGCCCGCTCTTCCTTGACCTTCAGGTAGCATTTCTCAGTGATCAGGTAGTCGAAGTCCTTTTTGCGCCAGGTCTTGCCGCTGTTCGTGTCTGGGCGGTCTTCCAACATCCAGCGGCATTTCTTCGAGATGTACCGCAGGTAAGCGCCCCAGCGCTCCATGTCCATCTCGTAGTCCTTCCAGAGCTTGCGCAGTGCCTTGCGGCGCCCGTCGGTCATCTTCAAGACGTCTGGCAGTTCTGGCAGCGTGGTGCGGAATATCCGCAGCACTTCGTCGTAATCGATTTTCAAAGATTCTTCTTGCGGCTGGTCAGTCGGCGCAGCCGGCGGACGTACAGGTTTTTTCTCTGCTGTAGTCTCTGAAGTAATCTCTGTGTAATCTCCTGTATGAATGTCTGCGGGATTCCCGCAATCTGGCGCGCTGCTTTCCCGCAAACTTGTCTGAGGGTTTTCCGCATTCTTGTCTGCGGCATTGCCGCACTCTTGAATGCGGGATTCCCGCATACTGGAATGAGGGTTTCCCGCATTCTGGGTTTTCTTTTTGATTTTCTTCAGAAGAAGCAACTCAAGAGCATCGGCTTTAACCCGAAAATAGAGCTTTGCTGGTACACCACGGCGATCCTCTTCGAGTACCCCGGCGGAGATAAGGCGGCGGCGTGCCGTTTCCTGTTCCTCACGCGTAAGGCCTGTTTCATCGCGGATCTCTTTCTGGGTTTTGTAGAACCAGCCGGCATCCATTCGGTTATGCCAGTAAACCAACTGCGACAGCAGAACGGCGCCGGTCACCCCAACCCCCAGGCCGACGAAAGACGGCTGGTAAGCTATGGGCCGATCAAGAAGCTGCATTAAGGCGCTCATATGTCTACTCGCTTAAATTTCTCTTTAAATCTTTCAAGAGGTTGCATGCACTCATGCGGGTAGCCCTCTCTCATAAAAATCACCTGACGCTCAACACGATCCCAGAAGATGACCTTCACGGGGTTGCCGTGGTCATCGAGATATGTCCTATCAACGGGAACGTATTGGCTCATGGTTAGCTCGCCATCAGCTCAGAGGCGTAACGTTCCGCGATCCTCTGAATGCCACGCGGCGTTACCCTGGTTTGCGTGAAGGCGTGACCAAAATCAGACGTGCCAGTTTTGACGGTGAATAGCCCATCCCGCTGGCGTAGTGCATGGGGAAGCAGATTCCCGGACTGGCGGAACAGAACCTTGTCGCGTATCAGCGCGTCAATCATCGCTTTCTCTGGCATGTTCAAAACCTTGGCCGTGGCGCGCAGGCTTTTTGAACCTGATGCGTCTACGTAGTGATCGACAAAAGCCACCTTCGGTGCATCGGCCTGAACCTTCTGCTCCAGCATTGCCTTCTGTTCAGCCATATCAGCAGCCAAGCGCAGCGCTTCAGGCAGCGTCTGCGGGACTGGGGAGTTTTGCTCTTCCAGTTCGTGCAAACGCTTGATCACCCTCATGCGCAGACTGGCGCTGTATCCGGTCACCAAACATTCGGTATGCTCTCTATCGAGCGCATATTCCCGGTATTGCTGGCCGTTCTGGGGGTGTCTCCAAATCTGGATATACCCATCCAGGCCTTCGCCCAGCTGTTCCAGCATGATTTCTATGTCGCGCATGACGTGGCCATGTTGCTTGCCAGTCAGCTCGGCAATTTCACGGCTCGTCATTTTCGGGCTGTTGCCACCGATCGCTACGTTTGCCATAATGAATCGACCTCTCAGGTTAGGTTTTAGAAAAGTGATGGCCGAGCAGTTGCAGCTGTTCGGCTTTTCTTCTTCCCTGATTCCGGCTTCTCTTCCTTGGTGCAGCTCGCAAAAATGTTTTATTTGGCATTTCGGCACCCAATTTTTCGGAGAAAAAAATGAATAACCCTTTGGCAAAATTGGCCCTTGATTACTGGTACAAGGTGCTGATTGTTGCCGGTGCATTTATCTTTCTTCTCAACGGAGCAGGTCTTCTCCCCTCCTATCCAACAGCAGCAACTGGAACAATCTCGGCAGGTGTTTTTTTCTGGGGCCTGGGTGAATGGATTAACCACCCCTACCAAGAACAACTGCTGCTCAACACTTTCAATCGCCCTTATGGAAAGATTTCTGGGCATCCCAGGAACGTTCGTCCCATTGGCATCGTTTTCGATATCGTTGGCTTTCTGCTCATTGGCACTGGAGTGGTTAAGCTGTTCTAATATCCACCCCACAAGCGTTATGCTCCCAAACTCATCGTTGAAAATTGCAGTCCCAGAATGGGCCTTTTCTAAGTGCTCAAAAAACTGCCGATTTAGAACTGTCATTCTGTTCCCCCTATTCCGTCTTTGGTTCCCGGATGTGCTCAAGCATTGCCATTAGCCCGCGCGCCAGATCAGCGACTTCCTCGCCCCTGAACGTCAGCATGGTTTCCGAACGCTTAAAGCCGGTAGCGGCCAGCAGCAGGCTCGCTTTCTCCACCAGCCCCCCTTTGCTCTGCCAGCGACTCACCTGCGATTTATCAACGCCGATCGCCCCGGCCAGGCTTGTCACCCCGATAGCTGCAATGCGGCTCATGATGTCGCTCTGGATCGCCTGAGCTTCGTTGCGTGTTGTTGCGGTTTGCATCTGTAATAATCTTCCTTGTTAAAAATCAGTTTGTTGTAATCAGATCCGACAGGTCTGGACGAATCTCTACGGCCTTAACCTTTCCGCCTGTAGCGTTTTCGATGCGCTTAACGTAAAGAGCGTCAATGCCGCCACCATGCAGCCAGCGCCAAACTGTCGGTTGGGAGACTCCACATAAGGAGGCGAGCGCCTGCTGGCTACCGACGATGCTTACAGCTTTTTGAATAGCTTTGTTCATCTTTTAATCCTTAAACGTATTACTCAAGGATGATAATAGCAATGCGTATTACCACTTGCAATAGCAATGCGAATTTGACGCTTAATACGCGTGGCTATAAATTTGCTGGCATGAAAACGACACTTGCAGAACGCCTTAACATGGCGATGGCCAAACGCAACAACATGACTCAAGCAGCTCTTGCTGAGGCATCAGGCGTTGCTCAGCCGACCATCTGGCGATTAACTAAAGGAAAGGCAAAAACTTCGGGACGGCTCGTCGATATTGCTAATGCCCTTGGTGTGAATGTTGACTGGCTGGCTAATGGCGTTGGTGAAATGGAGGGTGAATCACCTCCTATGACAACTCGCATTGAAAAATACAGCCAGATCCCTGTATGGGATGAAAGCGGGGCTACTGATGACTTTGTGATTTCGCCGAAAGGAAAAGCCGAACCATCATGGAAAGCTTTCATTCTTAAAAGAAATAGCGGATGCGCTGAGGCGCCAGCCGGTTCCATTGTTATTGCTGACTCGGCCTCTACGCCAGGATCCGGGGATTTAGTAGTAGCAAAAGTGAATAACTCAGTTTCTGCTTATCGCTTTGTTGATGGCGGGTCACATGGATACTTATCCGTTGACGATGCCAGGGTTCCATTGATTGAACTAGCGCCGGACTCATTGATCGGTGTTGTAGTTCTACTGCTTCGCGACTTCAGAATGTAACCGCCCAAACCCTGCCCTGGCAGGGTTTCTTTTTCGTACACTCCCGCCGCACGCCGCACTAACATCTCAATCATATGAAACCCCGGGTGTAAAAAAACACTCAAAAATACTGTTTATATGTACAGTTATTTTCAAACTTTAATCCTTTCTCAAGAATTTGCAAAGCGTTAATCCCTGCCAGAAATCACACAACAGACCTTATCCAAACCCCTTAGCGCAAATTTTTACCAACTAAATTTACTTTCAAAACAGATGATTATAGCAATTGCTATTGAATCAATCTTAATACGTATTGCTATTGAAAATACTCATGGCTATTATCAGCTTCATCGACAGCAACAACGTCATCGGCAGGAAGCCACACAAGTAAGACGCCCAGGGGTGAGCGATGCAATCACTCCCCGGCCCCGAGAGGGATCGACCGGAGACGTTCTTTAGGGAAAGAGTGGATTTACCCTGCCGCTGCCAGTGTGGGGCGGTAGGAATAAAACCACTGAGGATTTGCGATGAACACTACTCACGATATGGGCAACAACGAAACAGTGAAAACCGGCGTTTTCCCCAACGGAAACGGCACGTTTACCGCGATGACGTTCACCAAGAGCCGGGATTTTAAAACCGCAGCAGGCGCGCAACGCTGGTTTGCTCGTCAGATGGCCGACTAACAGCAGAGGGTTACACGATGATCGACATAATCAACGCAGCGGAAAAAATTAGAGCCGAAAACGCCACCTTCGGATACGAGGCGGGCAAGCTTGAAATCGCAAACGATATTTGGAATGGCTGCCTAAACCCATCTGAGCGTCTTGAAGTCATGAACGCAACCAATCTTGAAGGGTTGAGCACATTGGAGAAACTAAGAGCATGTGTAAAAACCCTGGCCGAGATGTTTTAAGGCTCGAAGCAATAGAGGCTCTTATGAGAGCCGAACAAATAGACATTAAAGACAAAAACGCAGTGATTAGCTCATTAAAAGGGACTGTGGCAGCAAAGGCAAATATCGAATGTTATCTGCGAATGATTGATGCAGAAAAACAGTGATGAGTTAACACCCACCGCGCCCTACGGGGCGCACTGAGGCAATCATGAAATTCAATCAAATCGTCTGGCTTGGCGTGTTTGTCTTATGCGCTGCCTGCTGGGCTGGTGTCGGTTTTTATCTCGCCGGTTAACGCCGGCGTCTCACTTATCTGGTGGCGTATCGTTTCGGTTCCTAATTTATATCTACACAGTATAAATCCCCGGATCGATGCGCCACCAGGTGCGTGAGAAATCACAAGCCTGCTCAGTTCCCTTGTCACATCCTTTGCCCCGCTCGCCGGGGCTCTTTTTTTCACATCAGTAAAGGCGCTGCCCTGCTCCAGTGTGCTGGAACCGTAGGGAAACCGAGCGCGTGCATCAACTCAGGCAGCGCCTTTATCCATGTGAATTTCATTGAGAGGACATGTTATGCAAACCAATAACCAGCGCTGCGAACACTGCGGCCAGACCCGCGACGTAGCAAAACAAGCTGTGAGCATTCAGCGCTATGAAGACGGCAGATATAAGGCCGTGAGAATCCTCGTCTGCGCCGACACCTGCGCGCCGGTGTACGTCGTCCGCCAGAACATCAGAACACTGCAGCGCCGCCTCCACACTCAGCAACGGAGGCCAACATGGTAAGCCTCAACGCCCGCATACAGCACAAGTATGACCTGACCGGGGGCGATTTCGCCCCTAAGCGCCACCACGGCAAACACCTTTTCTACCTACTCATTTTTACCCTGTGCCTGCTGACTGCCGGCGCGGTCTGGAGTTAATGCATGGCGAACTCATTCAAGCAGATGAAGAACAACGGAACGCTTAAGCGGACTGACTCCGGAATGTTCATCAAGCTGGCTGATATTCACGTCCAGGAAGGCTTCAACAAGCGCGTAGACGATGAGCGCACACAGGCCGCTGATGATGACCTGTTTAATCACCTGTCATCAGGCAAGCCTGTTCCTCCGCTTGAGGTTCGCCCACGCGATGAAGGCGGCGTTTGGATTGTTGAGGGCCACCGCCGGTACCGCGCATATTTGCGTTGCCGTGACGCGGGAAAGCCCGTTGAGTGGATAGCCATCCTGCCTTTCACTGGTAGCGACGTGGAGCGCATAGCGCGCATCATGAACAGCAATAGCCAGCTGGCGCTTACCCCATACGAGCAATCGCAGGTGGTAAAAGAGCTCGCAGGCTTCAACCTGTCACCAGATGAGATCGCCGCGCTGGTCGGCAAGAGCCGCGCCACGGTCGATAAGCTGCTTACCCTCACCCAGGCAAATCACGATGTTCAGACGCTTGTCAAAGATGGCGCCGTTGCCGTCGATGCCGCTGTTGAGCGCGTAAAAGAGCATGGCGAGCAAGCCGGCAAGGTGCTGGCTGGCGACGTCGAAAAGGCCAAGGCCGCGGGCAAGAAAAAGGTCACAAAATCCTTTATCGCTCCAAAATTCAGCGCGCCAAAGTCCCGCAAGCTCGTCACGCTCTTGTCCCAGGCCGAAGTCCGTGAAATCAACGGCCAAACCGCTTACATCCTTCCCGCCGGCACTCAGCTTGATGTGCTCGCCATTCTCGATGAATACCGATCCACCAGCGGTAAGGAGAATCCCGATGGTTCAGAGATATAACCCTGATTACGTCATGCATGCGGCTCGCTTTGCGCCGTTTGCCCGCGAAGCTGAGCACGGTGAGTTCGTTAAATTCTCCGATTATGAAGCCTTGGTATCAGAACTTGCCAGCAGCCGGCAGATCAACGCCCAAACGCTGCAGGTAAAGCTGACAATGGCTGAAACCATCAAAGAGTTGACTGAACGAGTTAATGCGCTGGCTGTGGAGAATGCGGCGCTGAAGAAATCCGAAGTGCCACTTGGTGCTATCGAGAATGGGCGCGCTTTTGCTGACCGTCTTGAGGCGTATCCATTCGAGTGTCAAGGAGGAAGTCTCAGCATGTGTAGTGACTGGCAAGAACTTCGCCGCTGTTTCGATCATCTGTCTGAGTGGGCTATGCACGGGCAATCAGAAACCCCAGCCACTGACGCAGCACTGGCAGCTATCGAAGCGCGAGCAAAGGTTGAGGCTATTGAGCTGCTTATCGGCAGAAAGAAAAGAGAGCTCGCCGATATGCATCCTGATACTCACGCCTTTGGTATGACATCTGCGCTCATTCGAAACCAGATCCGCTGCTTGGAATCATTCGCCACCGAACTGCGGGAGGCCAAATGAAAGAGCTCAACTTTGACCCAACCGATCCGGACAAGATGAAGCTTCCGGCGGGAAAGACGTGCGGAGACTGTGCGCACATTCGCCGGTGCAAGGCAATTTTCGGCCACGTTGAAACTGACACATATTGCGACTGGTCCCCATCGCGCGCGGTATTCATGGATAAGACGGAGGCCAAATGAAAGAGCGCCCAGTGATGCCAGCAAATGAACTGAAGGCGTTCAGCGTGCAAGCCGATGAGTTCGGTTGCATTCGATTCGCCAAAACGCATGTAGCAGCCCGTCGTGAAGGCGCAGCAGAACTTGATGTTGAGTTTGGCGATATCGTTTCGTGCCGCCGTGCACCGGAATTGGATAAGTACGCCGCTGTGGGTCACGTGCCATGGAAGGTACTTATCGAGGAGCATGGGTGGTCGCAGGAGTGCGGCTATTGCAATCGTCGTGTCTACGACGAAACCGAAGGTCGTGTTTTTGACGAGAAATGCGAGCAGGCATTCTGCGATATCGAATGCCAGGCACGCCATGAAAACGTGCTCATTGATATGGGGATTCGCCAGTTAGGTGACAGCGCTAGGGAGGTGGAGCGTGGCAAAGCTGACTAAGGCACAGCGCGCAGAGTTGCGGGAGAAGTTCGGCGGACGGTGCGCTTACTGCGGTTGCGTTCTGCCAGAGAAAGGCTGGCACGCCGACCACGTCGAACCGGTGATGCGTGAATCTGAGCAGGACATGGCGGCAGCAGCTAAAGGCCTGTTCAAGCTGAAGGCCACCGGCAAGGTCTGGCACGAAAACCGCGACTGCATAGAGAACCTTAACCCGGCTTGCGCGCCGTGCAACCTGTTCAAAACGACCTACAGCCTCGAGACGTTCCGCGAGCAGATAGCAGCCCAGGCGGAAAGAGCGCGGGCGTATAGCGTCAACTTCCGCACCGCTGAGCGCTTCGGTTTGGTGAACGTCGTCGATGCACCTGTCGTCTTTTGGTTTGAACGCTATCAGGAGTCCCAGCATGGCTAAGCGCGATGACCTCTTTAAGGTTGACGAGGTGTGGCAATCACCTCGCGGAACTCTCTACAAGGTAATGGCCGTTGATGGAAATCAGGCCACTCTGCGCCTTGGTTCGTTTGGCGATGGCCGAATCGTTCGTCGCTGGGTTTATCAAAATTACGGATGGAAGTTGTGGGCCGAGGCCCAGGAGAAAGCATTATGAGCAAGCATAGCGAACAAAAAGCTTTGAAATCGGTGTTGGCCGAAATGGATAGGCAAGATGCCAAATGGGGAGCTGACCGCGAGCACCATCCCTATGTCTGGTCGGCAATCCTGAGCGAAGAGGTCGGCGAGTTCAGCCAGGCCATTCTGCACGATGATTTTGGTGGCACCCACGCAAATACCGCGCGGGCGGAAATGGTTCAGGTAGCAGCCGTCGCCCTGCAAATCATCGAGTACTACGACCGTATGGGGTACCCAGAATGAATAAGCTGAGCGAACTGAGCAAACCGGTGGCGTGGAAACTACATCACCACGATCGTTACTACTTCGAAGAGAACGCAGATGTAGTGACTATCGCAGAAAGCATGGGGCAGGCAAAGGGCGACGCGGTCTACTCGCAAGAGTACGTCTCCGCCCTGAAACACGAATCCGCTGTTAACTGGGAGGCAGCGGCATCGCTGAACGTTGAAAATCAGGAGCTGAAAAAGCGCATCGCCGAGCTGGAACGCGCCAACACATCGCAGGACGATCACATCAATCAGCAGCAGGACAGAATCGATTCTCTGGAGAAAACAAACGCCAGTTTAGGTCAGCGGCTCGGTGCGGCAGAAAAGCGAATCATTGAACTAGATTATCTCCGGCTATCTGCCTGCGAGGTGTTCAAAGAAATCGGCAACGAGCTGGGCTGCAATCCCGACAACGAGTCGATCATGATGGCTATCGATGAGCTGAAAAAGCGGGAAAAGCGCGTGGTGGCGCTGGCAGGCGGCAACGCTGAGCTGTTGGAAACGATGGCCGCTAGGCTTGAGGAGGCAGAGACCAGGCTGGCTACGCCGGTGCGGTTGAAAAAGGTCGATTCCAGCAACGTGCCTTTTGCCGGTGACGGATTTAATGCTGCAGTTGATTATTGTGCGGCTGGCGTACGTGCCGCCGGGTTTTCGGTCACCGTAGAGGGGGATGAGTAGGATGCGCGACTGGAGACTGGTTTTGCGCGACATGGAGCGTGAAGAGGAACATAAGCGCGGTATGGTCAAAAACATACCTGGTGAATTACGCAATCAAAAATGCCCGTGCGGCAGCGGACGAAAGGCCAAAAATTGCCAGTGCGAAATGTTTAAGGGGAAGAATGCATGACACTAACGACTGAGCAGTTGAATAGCAGCAATGAAAAAATGTGCGGCGGGGATTCTGTCGAAACTATCGAGAAAAACCCGAAATCATGGGCAGCGTGGAAACGCGAGGCCGAACGGCTGCAGGCCATTATCGATGATGCGGCTAACCGGGAGGCGCAGCCGGTGGCTCTGGACGTCATTGCGCGATTCAAGGAGTGGAACACCGGGTTCCCAGTTGAAAAGTTCAAAGCTGACTACGTTATTGGCTGGGTGCTGGCAAACTATTACGCCCCGCCAGCGCCATCAGTGCCGAGCGAACTTCTCGATGCTATGGAAGGCGTTATCCGTATTTCAGATCGCGACCATGAAGCATGGGCCCGAGCAAAGGCAGCAATCACTGCCTGCCGTGCCGCAATTCTGGCTCAACCTGTAAGTAGCGGTTACAAGTTGGTTCCGGCAGAGGCAACCGAAGACATGATCGCCGCCGCAATGAACTGTGACGACGTGTCATTCAATGCCGACGAAACTTTCTGCGTTAACTTCGGCAACATCTACGCCGCAATGCTGGCAGCAGCGCCGGAGGGTGGGAGTGATCACGATACCCGACGATAACGAAATCATCTCACGGCTCAGTATTGCCGGTTCAACGCCGGATTCTGTCGCAAACCTCCTGCGCTGTGCCGGCTACAACGGCATGACCGGGAAAGCCATCCGCCAGCGTTTGATGAAGCTGGAAAAAGAAAACGCCGTAGAAAAAGTCCGCCGCCCTGGCATACGCTCCGCTTGCTGGGCACCAATCACCAAATAACCCACCGGTAAAAATGAAACCACGAATTCCGCAACGAATCAGCGCCAAAGCTGAGGGGGTTCTATGCGCCTACAGGGAGGGCAAAAAGAAACCCAACCGGACATACCAACATAAGCATTTAACGCTGCCAGTGGCCCGCTGCTGGCGATTGCTGTCAAAAGATAACGGCAACTCATGGGAGGTTATGTCCCACGAGCGCTACAACAACCAAATCAGGATTTAAACATGGACACCTATGATGCATACCGAAATATCGCCAGAATTGCGGCTGAATGTGAACAACGTGGATGGTATGAAAAGGCCGCTGAAGTTTGGGAAAAGTCCCTCAAGCTTGCGCGAGCAGTCGATGTTCCGTGGATTAAAACCCGCATGGAGTTCTGCACAAACGCGGCCGCACGCTGCTGGGGTAACGCTCAATGACCTATCAACTCATCTATGCAGATCCGCCGTGGAGTTACTGCAACACAATCAGCAATGGCGCCGCCGGTAATCACTACAGCACGATGAGCATGGCTGATCTGAAGCGTCTGCCGATATGGGCTATTGCTGCGTCAGATAGCGTGCTCGCAATGTGGTACACCGGCAACCACAGCCAGGAGGCGATCGAGCTGGCAGAGGCCTGGGGATACAGCGTCAGAACGATGAAGGCTTTCACCTGGGTGAAGCTCAATCAACAGGCCGAAATTCGGTTCAATAAGGCGCTGAAGCAGCAAACCATATTCGACTTCACCGACCTGCTCGACATGCTCAACGCAGAAACCCGGATGAATGGCGGCAATTACACGCGCGCCAACTCCGAAGACGTGTTGATCGCCGTTCGCGGCCAGGGCATCGAGCGCGCCAGCGCATCGGTAAAGCAGGTTGTGTTCAGCTGCCTCGGCGAGCACAGCGCGAAACCCTGGGAAGTCCGCCGGCGCCTTGAACTGCTCTACGGCGACGTGTCACGAATCGAACTATTCAGCCGTGGCGATGCGCCTGGCTGGGATCATTGGGGGAATCAATGCCCAGTAAACAGCCTGCAGCTTCAGCCGGCAGTGTTCAGCAAAACGCTCTCCGATCAGTAGCAAAGCGCTGTAACGACGAGCTCCACGCCGCGATTAAGCAACACCCGAAAACCCCTTTCGACACCCTATCCCGCCCTATCATCATGAAGCATTTCGCACAGGTCGAATTGCTCGGCATTTCTTTGCCGCGATTCAACTACACGATCGGCATGCTGAATGGGCGTTTTACAGAGAGATAAGCCATGACTAAGAGCAACCTGCCAATTCAGCCAGTATTGATCACCCGCGAAGGTATACAGCAGCAGTTGGGCGGTATATCAAGAACCACCTTTTGGCGCAGGAAAAAGCAGTGGGAAAAGGCTGGTACACCGTTCCCGAAACCAGCGCCTGGCACCAATCCAATCCATGGCGGCGAGCAGTATAGATATTGCGACGTTATACGATTTTTCCGCGCTCAAGGCCTCATTGATGAAACGCAGGACGCCACATGAGCGGCCCAAATATCCAGCGCATTTTGCTGCTCTTTGAGATATGAATGCTGGTCATATACCGCCAGAACTCCACCGAGTTTATGCCCCAGCACCTTTTCGGATACGTGGGGCTCAATCCCTAATTCGCTCATTTTAGTTTTTGCAGTGCGGCGTAGATCATGCATTGCCCAGTCATGAACTCCCATCTCATTCCTAAGCTGTTCCGCCATATTCAATAGAACACCAGCTGACATAGGGCGATCGCCCTGAACAATCGCCGGAGGGAACAATTGCGATATGTTCGGGTATAGCGACATAACCTCCTCAATTAGCTTTGCGGCGTCCCCTGATAGTCCTCTCACAAAAGGCTGGCGCGTTTTTGAATTTTCCGCAGGAACGCGCCACGTTCTGTTTTTCACATCAAACTCACCCTTCTTTGCCTTCCTTAGCTCAACTCCCCGACACCCTGTAAGCAGCAACAATTTAATGAAGATCTTGTTCTGGTGAACAATCCGGGAACCTTCAAGAGCCAACCAAAAGGCACCTATTTCATCATCGCTGAAATACCGTTTAACCACGCCAACAGGTTTTCCAACGTCGCTAATTCTCAATGCCGCGATCGGATTAACGCGAATCTTCTCCGTTCTCAGACAATACGAAAACACCTGCTTTAGCTTTGAAAGCATGATCCCTGCTAAGGTTTCCGCCCCATTCGTTCTCATCCTTTTGAAAACTGGCTGCCAGTGAGATATCTGCATTTCATCCACGATCATATCGCCGACATACGGGATTACATGCCGCTCAAATGCCCTCTCCCAATACTGCAATTTCACAAGGCGCTGAGCCTGAGCGCTGGCAGTCCAATGTGATAGACAGTCTTTCACAGAGGCTGCGCCAGCGATCTCCTCAAGCGTCATGGATTTCACTGTGATGGGGTCTTTCCCTTCGGCCAAGACGCGCTTGGCCTCTTGAACCATATCGCGCGCTTCTTTGAGCGAAATTTCGTCGTAACTTCCAAGCGTCATGCGGCGTGCCTTACCTGCGTACCGGTATCGGTACTGGAAGACAATCAGCCCAAGTGGGGTTATACGGATAGACAGGCCGCCGCCGTCAGGCATCTCGATCAGTTTTGGGATGGGTTTTCCATTAAGCTTGCGGAGTTTGGCATCGGTGAGCAC